AGATGTGTTTAAGGGACAGGCTATATATTTATTGTACATATTGAGGATTACCTCCATCGGGACGCTATCTGTACGTTTGCGGTTTCGTTTGATACATTCCTCGAGGGGTGTATCAATGAACAGGACTTCAAAGTCTGCGTTAAACTCTTTTGCAATCGCTTCAAGTCGTTGCTGATGTCTTGGATTGAAGTGAGTGTTGTCCACCACAACATTCCTACCAGCTGATAAATGAGCTTTTATCATGCCGTTCTCAATCGCAATAACTTTTTTCTCATCCTTGAATTCATAGTTAGGGAAGTCCAATTTGCGTATGTCGTCTTTGTTGGTGCGACCCCAACCTTTGCTCTCTAGTTCTTTTGCGTATGTGGACTTGCCGGAAGCCGGTAGCCCTTTCAGCATTAGAAGCTTCTTTGTCATATAGCTATATCTCCTTTATTTTATCTGGCCTAAAGCCTGACCACTTCTCAGTGCCAATGTCAACAATCGGAGCTTGCATGAAGCCTTCTTCTCTGAACCGCTCGGCTAGTCCTGGATTGTCCTCAAGCATAACCACCGTATACTCAAGTGCCCTTTTCCCAAGTGCTCGGTATGTTGCATTGCACTGCACACAGTTCTCTTTACTGTATACTGTAATCTCTGGTTGCCTCATCTTCTCCATTACTGACAACCCTCACATATTGTTAGCTCCGCTGGATCAACCGGTGCGTCTATCGGCCGACCATTACGGCGATTAAAATCCTCTTTAACCTGCTCATCATTCATAGCTGCATCAATAGCAGCCAACTTCTCTTCTAGTGTCATCTCGTCTTTTACGATATCATTTGCGTTCATTTATTTTTCCATCCAAATATTGTATTGCTTTAAGTAGCGATTCTTTGTCATCCTTGAAACCTCCTAGCCCTATATTGCATCCATTGCACAATAATCCTCTCACTTCGCCAGTTTCGTGATTATGGTCAACACATAGGCGGTCCGTCGAGCTGCAGATGTCACATGAGTCTCCCAGAGCGTAGTACTCGTCAACCGTTAGACCATAGTTCTTGGCTATTATTGAATCTCTATTCCTAGCATAATATTCACGGGTTGCTCTCCTGTATATCTCTGGGTTTTTCTTTGCATACTCTCTATTCTGCAGGGAAAGCTTTTCTTTGTGCTTCTCCCTATATCGTTTCTGAATAGCCCGACGCTTCACAGGGTCTTTAGTCGGCACGGTTTATCCCGTCTAGCCGTTCAGCTACAAGCGTAGCATATCCAGCGATGTCCCACCAATTGTCAGAATAATCTGGCATACCGTTTAATATTCGACTAATCTTAACCGCAATCATTGTCAGAGCATCTTCCATGTCCACCTCCATGGTCTCCCAGCCAGGGGTGTTCATCATCCGTGTCCTGAGGTCGTTGCTAATCTCCGTTTGTTTCAGGTAGTTTCCGTACCGTTTACCACGTTCATCTAAAATACTATCTACTTCATTTTTCATATTACCCTCTACCACACAACCTTGCCAAACCATTTCTTGCTTGGCGGCAGTTGATATTCTTTCTTCTTCCTTTTATATGTATAACTATTGGCATTCTCTCGCCTAGAAGAGAACCCTACAGAAAACCCCCTGTCCTCTAAGATGCTTTTTATTATGAGTGCGCCCTTACCTTCGTTCTGATAGTAAGATAAATGTCCGTCTTTATTTCCTGCTTCGCCGACTAGGCTGCCCTCCCCATCGTATTGACCTGCAACATATCCAGATTCGTAGGTTTCTTCGTGTTCCCACTTGCCAAGGTCAGCTATCCGCATCCCAATCTTAATATCCTTAGCCTCTACATATTTCTTACTGAGACCATCTGATGTCTTCTTGGGGAAGCGCACTACCAGAGGATGATTATGCGTAACTCGCACTTTCCTGCCATCTTCTAGCTGCAGTTCGTAGCACTCATCATAATCGTTTTTCAATGCTGTGATATATGATTTCTTAAAACGAGAACCATTAAGTTCTTCATCAAAACCAACTATCTCATCTCCTACCTTCAGGTCAATAGCCTTTTTATAACTAAGATCTGACATTAATATGCCAGTTTCAGGCGTAACACAACCATCCACCTTCTCGGTGATTTCAACAACACCGTCGAACAGGTCTGATATTTGTTTATTTCCTATGTGTAGAATTTTAGGAAACGCCGATGTTTTCATTTATCCCTCGCTATCTCTATTAACTTTTGGCGTCTCATTGAAGCGCTCTTCCCATCTTCGCTGACATTCATCACATATCAACGTTCCATCGCTCAGCCAGCCCCATTTATCGGGGAGATCAAAATAGGCGTACCCGTACTTGTCGCATATATAGCAGTGAGACTCAACCAAGTTTTCAAAGTAATCATCGCAAGACGCCACCAACTGCTCAAGCCTAGTAACTGCTTCATCTCGAAGCTTCTGTACACGATCTGGAGGCATTCGCTTTATAGCATCGACCTCTACTCGTCGGCTGGGGAACTTGTATTGTAGTGTTATCTTGCTCATATACCACCATTTAATCTAGTTCTAGGTCTAGCCCATCAGCCTTATTTGCATCATCAACCATCCGGCAGAGTATTTCTCGGTCAGATATTTCACTGAGCCACCGTCGCTTGTTCTCCATGCGCTCCTCTGGGGGCATATTCCTAATAATATTGACCAGCTCCATGTCTGGTAATGCCGGCTGATTGTCCGGCCAATTATTGATACCCGATGCGTATTCACTCATCGCTGCACTCCTTTCTATATTATTATGCGTTAACTAGTCTGCCTTTTTTATTAAGCTTAGCTTCATTCGTCCACCCGCCACACGACTTACACTGAAAGCGCTGAACCTTACCATTGCGTCTCATATTGAAACCACGTCGCTCAAGATTGTTACTGCCACACTTCGGGCAAACCCCGTCGATTTGTGCTAGGTCACCGATGTTAGGGTGATTCTTGATGTATGGTCGTAGTCGTTCGTAGATTGCATAGAGAAGGTCAACATCCTGATTGTTGTACTCTCTGAGCTGCTCCCAGGCCTTTTTGTTTCCTGTCAAGCAGTCATACCATAGGTCTCCGTGAGTGACCTTGGTCTTTGAGCCAACTTCAAATAACTTACCGAGGCTATCAAGGCTATTACTATTAAATCGTGCAACACTTCGTGCCACAGCCAGAGTATCAACCGTCTTATATGGTGATGGCGGTGCTAGATTGTACCTCAGAAAGCTTGCGGTTGCAACCTTGTTATCAAACCTATTGGCGTTATGTGCAACAACAATATCAGCTTCATCAAACAGTCCATGTATAAGCTTAACAAGAGCAAGATTTGCACTAGTTCGTCCCTTTCGAGGAATGGTAGCTAGACTTTCGTGATGTGTAACATCTTCGCCGTACCACCGCCAGCTAATACTCATAATACTAGGGTTTTGCTCTACCTTAATAACATTTGTTTTGTAGAGACCATATGTCCAGCCTAATGTTGGGCTAACTTCCAGATCATAAATCAATATCTTCGGAACCATCTCCATTAGCTATCTGCTCCATTTCTTCCTGAGACATGTTCAATAATTCATATTCGTAATCGTCCATATTCCCATTTCTTCTCTTAATTTTGGTCAGGGTACCAGGAGTCGAACCTGGGCTTCACGGTTCCAGACCGCATGTGCTACCGTAACACCTTACCCTGTTTAGTCGGTACAATACTGTTATGTGCTTATTTGGCGACCACAACGAGAATCGAACTCGTGTCTTACCCGTGACAGGGGTATGTAATAACCACTATACCATGCAGCCTTATTTGGTGGGACATGAGGGATTCGAACCCTCGTGCCGGGCGCTGCCTAATGCAGGATTTAACACCCGGTCTGACCGTTTATGCCCCAGAAAGGAGGGGGGACCACTCGCTACCCATCCAGGTTTCACCATCTCAAGAGGGTTTTCACTACCCTTACGCTGGAATACCTGGCCAAAGCCTTGTCCGTCCCGAATTTTCATTTGGTTGCGGACCCAAGAATCGAACTTGATTGATCGGCTTATTCTATTCTCTATTCTTATTACCGTATGCTATTATCGCATCAGAGTTAGCTAGAAACCAATCAAATTACTTTTCTGATTAGTTTTAATAAAGAACAGAATGAGACCGATAAGATGACCACACCTACCATCCGCCCTAAGCCCCGTCGGGCCGACCTCGCTGTACAGCACCTGCTTGCTCGTTTGCTACAGGTACGAGGTAATAAATAAAGGTGTGAGATTAACCCCTCACACTGGGCTGCAGCGGGACACCACAAAGGGTTGTTCGCTAGCCTTTATCTCCACGTCTATGCGATAGGAGTCCCCATGTTGTCAATACCAGCCGTTAGAGTTCCAGAATGCAACAGCCTGTGGCCACCCGCCATAGCGTCCAACCACATAGCTATTCATTGCTCTTAGGGCTGCCACCGGGTCATTCCAGGATCCAGGCCATTTACCACAAGGGAGCTGTTGGCCTAGTCCACATGCTCCAGAAGACTTGTTAATTGCATTTGGATTCCAGCTTGATTCACGGGAAACAATAGAATCTACATATCCCCAATGAGCTTCCGGTATTCCGCTTGCTGCAAGCCAAGAGTGTTTGTCTCCAGTTACTTGTACGGCAGGTGCTGGCTTATTCTGCGCCACTGTTTCTTGCACCGGTGCCCTCTGTGCTGAAGCTATTCTAGCTTGTTCAGCCTCTCGCTCTTTCTTAGCTTGCAAGTTCTCTTTTAACGATTCTATCTCTTTTTCTTTCTCGGCCGTTTTCAGGCGTTCTTCCCGTAGAGATGTATCAGTAGCTATCTTTTCAGTTTTAAGCTCTGACAGACGCTTATAAACGGTCTGACGGGCCTGTTTTTCTTCAACCACCTGAGCCTGTACATTAGATAATGTGTTAGTAGTCTCTGTATGCTTTGTAAGCATAATGATGTTCAGTGTGATTAGGATAGCAACCACGATGTATAGTGAGCGGCTGCGTAGCCAATTTAATTTGGTACTAATAATGTGCCTTTCGTTAACTAATATAAAGTGGGATAGACTTCCCAAGCCTTTATATCCATCTGGCCTCGCTAGGCCCTAGCTTGTTCTCCGAAGTCAATTTCGTCAAATTCATTAACCGATTGTGGAACCAGTGATTTAATCCTAGACATTTCGCCTCCTCTCTATGTAGCGTCGCTGTGCATCAGCTTGGCATCTTTTACAATTCCTTACTGTCGGCCTAGTCGATAATATATAAATGTTATCAGCCGTAAATTCGTGACCGTTCTTACAGCTGGTCTTTAGGTCATATTGTCTATGACATGGTACACATAGCACCAACCAGTCGTCTCGTTCACGTCTATATTCTTTGGAAATATTAGCCCACTCTAAGCGGACTTTAGGGCCATTACGACCGCACTTTTCACAGTTGGTCTTTTCGGCCCCATACTTCTTTTGAATATACATATGCGTTGCTGTATAGAGGGGTTGGTCAACATTTCGACTCATAATATTTCCCCCTACTATTTAATACTAGCACACCTTGTTCAAAAAGTCAATAGTTTTTTCTGAATTTTATGTTGTAGAATTTACATTCTTGCCAAGGAATGCCTTATCACCCCTGTTTGTCGCCTTAGCAACGCGGATCCTATTCTGATGTTCAACGTTGTTTTTCTTGATAAACCATTTAACGAACGGTAATTTCTTTTTCATAACACTCCTATATATCGCTTAAAAAGCTTAAGAACTTGTAAGTATCTTTGTCTACTTTTGGCCGAATCCTTCGCGATCCTTTGTGATAATTGCAAGATCCATGGGCTGGTTGAATATTGTCAGGATTATAGATGTTCTCTGCCGTTCTAGGCTCAATGTGGTCAAGCGTGACTTCACTCGCTCTAACCCAATCACCACAAATGGCACAAATCATGTAGCCGTTATCTAGCGGTGGATTAGCCGCTAACCAGAGCTTCCTGAACGCCAACCATGCCGCCTCGCTATCTTTATACTTGGAGGGGTCGAACCTTTCCACTGCTTCAAGTTGTGCATTCTTCCGTCCATCTCCATGTGACATCTTCTGCATAGGTATATCCAATCATTTATAGACCTTCTGTATTCGCCAGTTATATTTGCAAGGTCTAACTTATTAAAATTTCCAGCGCACCTAGCACATACGCCAGTCGGTGGCATTAGCTTTCTTATAAACTTATGTAGTCCCACGAGTGTCTTAGCTTCTAACCCTGCGTAATTTGGATTAAGAACCCCCTTTTTAACTTCGGAACGGGTCCTCATGGCTCCACCCTCTTTGAGAACGTGATATCTTATAGCGGCAGCCGTAACACCGTAATCTTTGGCTATCTCCAGGCACGTTTCTCCGCTCTCATATCTATCTCTTATACTACCCACTAAACATCCCATTCATCCTCAACTAATACGATCTCAGCCCGAGGGTTATCTTTATCTACGGTCGCCTCTGCTCCACCTATACGCAACACTTTCCAATTGTCATCTGATAATATACCAGATTCAACAAGAGCGTCATTACACGAGCTAATCATGTTATCAATGTCCCTCCTGACACGATCTTTCAAATAAAAGGTATAGATTGCGACCACTTGTTTTCCCCTAAGGTTGTCCTTGTAGGTGTCACTTAAATACTCAGAGGTCTCTTTTCGCCATTTCTTAACAATAGCGTTGTCCACCAATCGCGGAGGCTTCGATGGGATAATTTGTTTATTGTTTTTTTGAGACACCACTTGTCCAGGAATGACTATCTCAAGACTTTTGGTGTGGTCAGAGCTTTTTCTATTGTCCATCCCCTTTTTATCCTTCCTTAAGTTTTATCGAGTATATCGCTATCATCTATACCTCCAAGTATTGTTTCCAGGACTGATGGACCTCTACGTCCACTACCTTGCGCCTGCTTGGCAGCTTTATTATCGTTATCTCCATGTCTAGCTTTACCTCCCTTGGACTGTATCTCACGTCGCTTTTCAGGCGACATGGCCGCTAATCCTTTCCTGCCTCTGATCTTTCCGCCCTTGGAGGAGGCTGCCTTATGAACAACCTCCACCATATCCTGAAACCCCACTATCGGATTCCCTCATCTTTACGAGCGCCCTGTAGGTCAATAACTCGGCTGCGGATCGCCTCGATGAGGTCGTGGGTGTCTGCAACAACACCCTTCAACCTCTCGTAATAAACCCGCTTTTCTGCATACTCATTCTTAGCAGCTATATATTCTTCCACGGTATTCTTCGCATCAATAGCTGCAGTGGCACCATGCTCCTCTTTCATCTTCAGATATGCTTTGCCTTTTTCAGTCTCCATATTAGTCTCTGCCTTGAGCATGTCCATCTGCGCATTTGCCTTAACATCAATAAGGTAGCCTTTCATCGCTGCCAGTTTCATTGCCGTGTAACTCAGGACGTTTCCGTTTTGAGACTTCAGCCATTCTGCATCTGAGAACTTTTCATTGATGTATTGTATTTTTTGTAGCAGCTCTTCCATATCACCGACCTCCTAAAAGTCAAGGCTAGTCAAGTCTGCTGGGGCATCGTCACCAGCCTTAGAGCTGTTAGTAGCTCCTGCTGGTTTTTTGCCACCCTGAGCGTCGAGAAAATTCTCAACTAGAGAAATAAGGTAATCAACCTTAGCCTCTAGTTCTCCTGATGGCTGTGCTTTTGCTTGACTGCTGGTTCGCATTTCCTGTGGTCGGTCTGCACGAATATATTGTGGCTTGCCATAGTTATTTTCTAAGATATCGCCATAGAGTTCATCGCCCTTTTCAACCTTGTTACCAATCTTCTTTAGAAGCTGCAACCAACCATCAACTGGCTGGTTCTCGACCTGCACCATAAATTTATGCATGTCTCCGCCCTTAGTTTTGATAACATCAGGCTCCCCTGTTTCGCGGTTAGTTGACTGAAACGCTTTTGATACTTTCCAAATTTGTGGCATTATTTACGTCCTTTCTTAGTAGTTTTCTTAACTTTCTTAGCAACAATCTTAGCTGGTGTCTTAACAACCTTTTCAGGTTCGACATTAACTTCGATACCAAGATGCTCAATGATAGCGTCTACCTTGGCTGCAAGGGTTGCTTCCTCACGTGGTGAGATACCGTTCATAGACAGAATCGCTCGCTCAAGTCCGCTGCCGGTCTTCTTGCTTTTACCGAACACTTCTTCGTTCAGTCGGTTGATTGCCGTTGCAACACCGTTAGTTTCAAGCTCACGGAGCTGTCGGTCATGCTCTGTAATCATCACAGCTGTGTGGCCACGTAGCTCTTCGAACTCGGCACGTAGTTTCTTAACTGCACCCCACAGCCCGTTGTTTGAGATGTGTCGCTTCAGACGTGCATAGTCATCAGCTAGGCCGTTATGCCTCTCGATAATCTCATCTTGCATTACAGCAAGCTGCATAATATCGCTGGCTACACCCTTGAAGCTTTCCTTGGTTTGCTTTTTGAATTTACTTATCAGTCGCACCTTCTTCTCCTTTCAATATTGCTATTACTTTTTCTGGGTCTTCATATTCAATGTTATCCATTGATGATTACCTCCCGAATGTCAATTGGCTTGCTACTAAACTCTTCCCAGGCGTTCTCACCGCGACAGAGTTTCTCGGGGTTGAGCCAGTAAATATCTAGCCCCTCCACGGTATAGCCCTTAATCTCGAGTAAGAATGCATAGAAACTTAATTGCAACCAGTGATAATCAAGCAACTCATTGCCGATTTTATCCTTAAACGGACTGTCGGCCAGTTGGTATTTCTTTTCATGAATATTACCATCAGTCTTAAAATCTTGCACATGTACAATCTTCTTTTTTGCATCAACAATCCTTACTCGGTCGATGGAGCCACAAAACTTCAGTCCTGTGTCCCAAATAAATACTTCAGACAACCTCTCGTAGTTTCCGCCGAACTTATCCTGGAAATCCTCAACAATCTTTTTGATGAATGGATTCTTACTCAACGCTCGGTTAGGACCATACTCTGTCGGTTTCGTTTTGAACTCTTTAACAAACTTTGTCTTATCACCAAGCTTAAAGTTTCGGTCATAGTTCTCAAGGGCTGCATGAATTGCTGTGCCATAGCCAGTAGAAGCTTCATTGTTTAATTTCCACATCGCCTCAATAGCATCAGCATCAACATTGTATTTTTCGGCCATAGCAGCGAGGATACCCTCACGATCAAACGGCTGGTAAAATTGCTCAGGGAATTTGCTTCCGCTCATAAAGCCCTTGAGTTCTTTATGACCATTCACAACTTCAAGCTCAATAGTTTCACCAGTCAACGGTGACGTATATGCCTCTGTGGCGTGTTTAGAGCCGCTCTGAACCCCCTCAATAGCCTTAGTGAGGTAATTAAGCACCTTGAGGGTTTCAGCCTTGCTAGGGACGCTCTCACGAGCTTCTGGAGCCTCTTCCTCTGTTAACGTATACTCAAGCGAAATGTTCACTCCGTATGACCTATCCCCACCACCCGTGATGTCACCGATAGAAATGTACACTGTGTTGCCGGCGTCCAGGGTCTCGCTAATGTCTTTATTTTTATCCTTGGCGATGTAGCCAATAGGAATCCACTCGTCGTCTTTGTAGACATCAACAGCAACCGCCCGTGGGTCGTATTTATTGTCTTTCTCACGGCGAACTCGCAGCGGCTCTTTACCGCGAAGAGATTTGATTACATCTTGTCGCCCCTCGAATGTAACACCAACCAGCTTGCTGTGGTATGTAAGCGTTTTTGGTTCACTCATTACAACTCCTTTGTCATCTTAAACGTTATTGCGTATATGATGCCTACAATTATTAGTAATATTATTGCACCCATTGCTACCTTTCTTATTTCATCTTAGCACAGATCTTATTAAAAGTCAATACCTTTAACCAAAAATGTGTTGTAGAATTTACAAATTATCAAATTAACCCCTTGACAAAACACCAAATGTATGATATATTTGTTAGTGTAGAGTTTTCTCTACAACTCCTTTCTTCTCAAAAACCATTAGGTTTTATGAACCCCTAAAATCCCTCGGGGGTTCTTTTTTATGTCAAAAGTTTTGATCTATTACGAAGCTCCGCATCAATTTGCTGAGCTTTTTTTGATACCTTTAATGCCCTCTGGTTTATCCCTATGAGATACAGATTATCAAGGTTTTTAACCCGGCTCAAGGCCACATAGCCCATACCCTCAACAAACGCTTTTCTCAGATCTATCTCGGCCGCGTCAAGCGTCATGCCTTGGCTTTTATGCACAGTGATTGCGTAAGCCAGACGTAGTGGTATCTGTGTGATGGCGGCTGTTATTCTGTCACCCGACCGTAATTCCCACTCGTCAGGATAAACTATAACAGGATGACCAAAATTCACTATAGGGAACCCGTCACTCGTGAAGTCTATAACCGAACCTATACTCCCATTATGATAGCGACCCTCTGGGTCGTTTTTTACTGCCATAACCATAGCACCAAGCTTTAGCTCAAGCAGCTCAGGGGCAAGTACATTGCGTTGTAAGCTGAGAACTGCTTCCCATCGACCACGACTGGTCCGCATGTAGAAATGACTATCACCAGACATTCCTGCTAATTCTCGCCGGTTTAACTCATCAACGTCAGCATTAGTTGTATATAGCCTTGTAACGTCACTAGGGGCTTTCTGACGCATCCTAGACAGCAACCAGTCCAAATGCCTCTGTCGCATATCTCCGGCCCTCATGGCGTTTAATATGTCCTGCAGGCGCAGATCCTCTGCCCTGTGTTGTTCCTCCAGATAGCAAACAGACAATCCCAGATCGTGCCATGTTGTTGATTCAGTGATAAACCGACCGCTACCGTTGGTTGACACGGGTGGAAGCTGGAAAAAGTCGCCACACAGGATAGTTTGAATACCGCCCATCGGCTCATTATTCTCTCGTATAATCCGCATCGCCTGGTCAACCATATCAAGGTTATAATCATGCATCATCGACACCTCGTCAATAATCAAAACATCTGTCTTACGTATTGCCTTTTTTCTCGTCTCAGACATCATGTAAATGTAGTCTTCATGTAGTTTAGATCCCAACCCGATGCCACTCCAGCTATGGATTGTCTGGCCGCTCAGATGAGCCGCTGCAAGTCCTGTGGTTGCTGTCACCACCACCTTTTTCTTTTGCCTCCGTGCCTTGCGGATAAACTTATTCAGGAGATAGGACTTGCCAGCACCAGCAGGGCCGGTCAGCATAACACTATCACCTCGAAGCATTATTTCAAGCGCTCTATCCTGCTGCATCCCTCTCCTTTCTCCGTTTAGCCTGCCATTCAGCCCTCATCCAGGGCGGTTTACCTCGTGATTTAGTCTCTGGCAACAATCGTCTAGCCTGCTCTTTTACTTCCTTAAAATAACCCGGTACAGCCATGTCGTCCTCAGATATTGCAAAGTGAATAACCCGCAGCCCCTCAGATTCAATAACACTAGGCGGATGTACCAACTTATCTAGGCCGTGAATAGTACCAAAAATATCAGCTTGACCGTCCGCCACCCTCCTCTTTGTACCCATATTCACCCCCTCGAACCGTTATTTTCAACAAACTTAATATATACTAGACCAGTTCCTCTTCTATTTCTGAAGTGCCGCTCCAATCGTAATCTTCAACTTCATAACCATCAACTACAACCTCTGCATTGTCACCAAAGAAATCTCGCTTATCCTGATCAGACATACTATTCCATTCATTCTCATCTACAAACAATTCTAGATGTCCGTTGCGTAAATGCCCCACTACATAATCAAGTTCTCGTGTTAATTTAATCTTTGCCATTTTCTAATACCTTTCTTTCTCTATAAATGTACTCAACAAAATTAGCATAGTCTATCTTTATAGTAGTTTCTATATATGGAAATACTAGAACAGTGTCATCTAGTCTTTCATCTCTAGTATCCAGGTTAAGTTCAACATCAGTAAAATCTAGATCTGTGTCGATATTATCTTTAATGTAGTTTATGAGATCTTTTCGTTTAATCTTTATCATACTTCCTCCAAAGTTGCTATGTACCTATTTCCATTGTCGCCATAAATAGGCGTGTCTTTTAGAAGCTTGTATTTCATTTCTTCTCCAACAATTCAGGGTTCTTATGGATATTACTGACAAACGTAACCTCACTTCGTCCTGCGTCAATCTCGTACATTGCAGATGGTATTGGGTTCTCGTTGAGTTTAACTCCAAATCTCAGGTCATTATCGTTCCAAAAGATTGCACCCAATCCATAATCATGATATGTACTAGTAATCTCAACTATATCGTTTTCCCAAATTTCTTCATCACATGCAACTAGTCCCGTGAATTGCTCAATCACCAACCGCCCCTCAATCGGAATCGGCTCATTCTCGCCCTCAAGCCTAGCTGACACAAGTTTGTCGTCCTGCCAATGCAAGGACACGACTTTTCGCATTCTTTTTTCTAGCTTGTCCCAGGCGCGGAATTTAATTTCACGCATTAGATTTCCCTCCATCAGGTAACAGGTGAGCTAGTCGTTTTATTGTCTCATTCATAATTTTATTTTTGAATTTGCGACAACTAGATTCATGACTTCCAGTTGCCAGATTTCCACATTCACAGAAGAAACCAATACGAACGTCAGACAACTCCTGCTCTACCTTTGCATGAGTTTTTATCCACTCACGCAAGTGGTTTTCCTGTAAGTAGTCTATCTTTTCTAGTTTTTTCATAACACGTCCTCCGCACTATTTCTCGTTTGGTCAAGACCCTTCTGTAACATTTCTTGAAGGTCAGTTGAGCCGTTATAGAACCACGTAATGAATTCATAAGTATCATCTTGAGTTTTAGCAACTTCAACGAAGTTGTTATCCATGTCAAATTCTTTGTCTAGTTCAATCTTATAAATGCAATTCCCGTCGATAATGACATAGCCGTTATCTTCTAGTTCGTATTTGTCAACTTCTTCTACATCTTTATAGTATTTATCACGCTCTTCTCTAGGAATGCTTTGCCAAAAATTTTGCAAATTAGCTTGAAGTTCATCAGCGTCTTTATATTTTTTATGAAGTGTGAGTTTTCCTACATATCCTACTGTTTCACTCATTATTCTATCTCCCTTCCTCAACCGCAGAACTGGTGTTGGCTATATAAGGTGATGATTTGCCGAGTTTTAATTTCCTCGAATGTGAGGGAATTGGGTTTCGTAAAGTCACATCTTTCACTGCTCAAGTTGCAATGTCAGCAGTTACTTTTCTAGCTCTAGTTGCGGAACTTCGCGAGCTGCAACGCAAGGCTTAGTTTCAGGCTTTCGAGCCACTTATATAGCCAGTTGACAACACCACCACGGAGCAAAGGATTTCTCACCTTTCGGCTTACTCCCGTTCGGGAACCCAGCTTTATTCCTCAGGTCATGCTGCCAGTTCTACGGTTGAATTTAATGTTCTACTGGGTACGATTTGTACCTGGTTGAGCAGTTTAACGACTTGCTCAGGCCACCCGTAGAGTACATATTTACGAATCTGTATCTGACGGGTCTCTCCACTCGTCTAAATCTATATCTTCACCATCCACTGCTATCTCACAGTCTAGGATAGATAAGTCCTTATGTCGCTCTGGTGCGCCATTTTGGTATGCCCAGTACATAGTGTCATCAGCGACTTCGTAAGCTTCATCTTGATTATTAGCTTTCACCGATAAATAACAGTCTAAAGTTATTTTTACTGGAATACTAAATTCTTTCATTCTTCCTCCTTTACTCCAAAATATGTTAACCAATCTCGCTCATTTTCTTTGATTGATTTTCTAGCGTCTTCCTCTGTTGCGTAGCGGACAGGCTCACCACTATCAGAGTAACCTCCTCTTATAGGATAGAGGTCTTTGTGCATATAACCGAAAAAGACAACCCAGCCACCTTCGCCATTTTCAAAATCTGGCTTAAAGTCTGAGGTTCGTTGTAATCTGACTTCGGCTAATCTACGTTCACGGGCTTTTTGAGCTTCTTCTATTGTGCGATAGACAAACCCAAAAGCAAGACGTTTATGATGGCTTAAGAGATCGTTAAAAGTGAAACTATAGATATCTCCTTCTTCATTTAAGCAGAAAACTTTTTCGCCATTTCTAGGTTGATAATGAATATTATCTTCCATTTTCTCGAACCATTCGTCGAAGTTATTTATATCTTGAATTGTGAATTGAGGGCTGGTTTTCGCTCCGATTGGTGTAATTCGTGCCAGCTCCCTTGCTCCATCGTAGTCACTAACAACCTCCCTGAACATAGTCCCAGCCTTGATTGTTGGTGTATCCCTTAAAAGCTTGTATAAACTCATATAATCCTTTCTCTAACTATTTTTGGGTATGAGGGACTTTATCCCGCTGGTGAACCGCCCAGGGAATTATAGCCTCCAACCATCTAATCACCAAACGCATCGCAAGCTGTCGCCAACACGCTACAGACCTTATTCAAGGCATCCCGTCCTTACGATTATTTCAAGTGGTTTTCCTCCTATATTTGTGACATAAAACACCTTTCGGCGCACCAGCGTCTCCGTTGACAGTCCCACGTCAGAGCGGAAGTTTCGTCATATAGAAGATTTACCCTCGTCTGAGATTTTGCAATGGGTCAGACGGACACCCACATTAGACTTGATGTTTGGGGCTTCGACTCGTCCGAGTACTTGCCTCATACTATCCATATTAGCACACTTGTCTTAATTTGTCAATAGTTTTTTGCAATTTTATAGCACTTTTTTCTATTTTTACCCTATCCGTATATGACATAGTGCCATAATATTACAACCACCACTACATATAGTGTAGCTATCACCCCGCCCAACACTAGGCGGGATGGCTGCGTTTTCCTTATTTTCACTAGATACCCTCCACAACAGCTTTCCAGTCGTTCCGGTTAAGTGCATCCAGCTCAGCTTTGAACACCGGCCCGAACTCGTTGTCGTGTTCCTCGGCATAAGCGTACACTGCTACCTTCATCTCCTTACCGGTCTTGTTATTCTTTAATAGGTTATATAGCCTGGGGTCTGAACCGATTGTGTAGATTACTTCAGCGGTCACCTGCCTCCGCATCTCTTTCATATCTTCATCAAAACTGCTCATTACTGTAGTCCCTCCATTGCCTTAATAGCATTTTCAAGTGCCTCAGCGTACCCTTCATCGTAACCTTCTTTACGTGCTTCATCGATTTGGTCTAGCATCTCTAGCCCCATCTCTTCACGTCCGGCTTGTAGCCCATCTTCGTATGCTGCATCTAGTGCTCGTTCGTTCTCTTGTCCCATAGTGTCCCCCTCTATTTTCTCTAATAATTCATCACTTATACTACTATTCATCACATTCTAACCAGGTAGTTTTCTTGTCTTTGTCGCTGAACTTCTCGCATGTCAGCTTAAATTCGGCTACCCCCTCCCGCTTGATATTGTTGATAAATGATTGGTATTTTAGTGTACCCGCTACACCTAGTGTTACAAGTGCAATAGCACCCACTACATATAGTGTTACCTTGAATTGTTTTTTGCTTGGTTTCTTAATTTTCATTTTCCATTTCTCCTATAATGTGTTTTAATATTGCTTCTTTTAGTTTTGGATACATCGGGTCGTCCTTGCGCATCTCTTCGCCAGTGCTAAACCCATCGCTATCAAGCAGTCTGATACCATTTGCGCAGACCTCCGCGTAATAGAAGTCCATTCCATGTGTTAAACTGTACACTGATACGCCGTGCGCCCCGTAATCCTCGGTGATGTCCTCGATATATATTTTCATAGTTTATACTTCCTCTGCGTAAACTCTATAGAACCCATCCCCATCATAAATACTTTGTGCTAATTCTGCTAATCCCTCGTAACTCGTCCCTACGTGCGCATGGTCTCGCTCCAGGGCTTTTGTCAGTTTTTCCAGGCTCATGCCGTCCTCGCCACACCAGTGCGACACCGTCAAGCTCATTCACCTCTACTGCATACAGGTATTGTGTTTTACCATCTTTTTGTCGTGTAACTTGCATATTATTCCTCCTCTTGTATCAATTCTAACTTCTCTATTAGTTCTATTATTGATGCGTTTACTCTCTTCCTGCTTTTATTCTTTCTATTTCAATCTTTAGCCATTTTATTAATTTTTTCCACATACCTATATCTCCTCTTTATATTATGTATTCAATGTGATACTCTTATAAATCGTACTCTTTCATAATAGTTGTTGTCCCTGTAGTAAAGTCTACTAACGTAAACATATGCCAGCCTTCATCATCCAAATTTTTAATTGCAATGTCAAGCGTAACTGGAGCTATGACAAACTCATCGTCAACTAATTTTTCTAATTTGATACGCAGAACTTCATGAGTATCTAACATCAGGTCACTTGTTTGGGCGATATTGCGCAGCATGTCTTTGATTTCTTTATACTCATGAAAAGTCATTCTGCCATATTGTGTTGATAAGATGTAGGTATCCATTTTGTATTCTCCTTATGTTATTAAATGCTTATAATTTGTTTATAGTTACCATTTCGCAAAATTTTCTACTAGTTTACCGTCAACTGTAAGTTTGAGTTGACAAGCTACTCTACCCTTGCCTAATTTCTTATTCTCATCAAGTACTATCACCTCAAACGGCTTGTGTTCGCCAATTTGACTATTCAGTAAAAGTTTAGCTCTACTTTTAGCCTCTCTTTTACCAAGCACTATCCAAGTTACAACTGGCGCGTCATCATATTGATACATCGCCATTAATTTATAGATTTTCATTATATCCCTCGTATATCGCCTCTCCGTTATTAAACTGACCAACCTTGCGTAGCACTGTCGTGTTATTGCTATATACCTTATCAATCTTCTTGACAATAGCCCGTGCTTGTGTTCTTAGTCTTTTCACCCGTGTCTTAGATATTTCAACATAATCCTGTTTACGCTTATTAAATACATAAGCATCCTCTAGTGACTCATCGTCATACTCGACACCATCCACCAGGTATCCCACTACATAATCAAGGTTTGCGCCTTCATAGTATCCCCTGCGTGTCTGTAGTTCAACAGTTACATACTCATAGTTGCCATTGTCAACTCCGTACACCATACCGAATAGCCATCCCTCTTGACTACCTAGGCAATCTTGTTCACGGGTGTCAAGTCCCATCCCT